CTGTCCAACTCTAATTAGAGGAGGACGGGTGTCTTTAATAAAATCCTGAATAGGTTCAATCAACTTATGAGAACCGTAAGCAGTAATTCGCATTACGTCTAACAGTTCCGCTTGAGAACTTCACTTCCTTTCTTGACTGTAAAATTGATCTACTAGTGAGAAATTCTCACTATCCATCATTCCACCAAGGATATTAGTATTAACAACATCCAGAATTAATTCTGAAGAAGGTAATACATCCCGAGTGAAAGGTTGGAAAATAGTTCATTTTACATATCTAGAAAGAGCTTCCACTAATCCAGGAATAGGATTTAGTGTAATGACCCAGCTACGGTGGAAACCGTGAACAGGAGTTTTGAATCAGATAGTGTTTGCCTTTTCTAAAAAGGCATAACTATCTTTCATAACTCTGGCTATGTCATTCTTCGCGATAAATCGCGAAGTAGCATGTAAAAGTGTTAGGAAGTTTGAAAGAGATGAATGGTTTGCAGACGAATCCAAGGTTTTACCTGGTCCAATCTGAACACCATCTCTAACAAACCCAAGAATCCCTAACAATGTTCAAAGTACTCTATCTCTTACCCTCTCAGTTTTCAAAATAAAACGAGGGGGACAAGTAAATAGTTGTACAAGTACATCATTAGAAAACAAGTATTCCTTCTGAATAAGATCCACAAATAAGGATGTTAGGTAGACCGGTGATTTTAAAACCATCGATAAACCACGCATCCCAATAGGTGATACATCTCCTTCAGGAGTTATAATCCTTTTACAGAACTCAAATACACCAATTGGTGATTCGAGCCCTTTAGAAGGTGATAACTCTAGACCTAAATCTATCATAAGTGATTTATAGGCCATAGCAACTTCTTTGTTAGCTATGACTATATCATCACCTAAGATAGCATATTCATCAAATCACTTCGAATATCCGCAACGTATCGCAGATATTTGAACAATGATATGATGAGTAAGAGCAAGCATATTGAACGATGAAAGAGCCCCCATGGGTTGCCCAACAGAATATTTAAGCTTAGTATTAAGCTTAAACTCTTTGGACACCGCATGGTACTCTCTACCAACTAGAAC